CCGGCCAGGCGAATGACCCGATAAAACTGGCGATAGCACTCTGCAAAAAACGTCCTTCTTTGTCTTTTAATTCGTTATACAGGGCGTTGTCGATGGGTACTGAGCGGTTCTTTTTGCCTTTGGTATTGATGAAGGTGATTTTATTTGGAGACAATTGTGAGGCTTTAAGATTCGCGGCTTCACTCCACCGGCAGCCGGTTGAAAGGCAGATTTTGATAATCAGCGTCAGATCAGGGTTATCGTGAACTTTGCAGGCGGCAAAAAGCTTTTGTATCTGGGTTTCAGTCAACCATGCCATTTCTTTTTCTGGCTGATCAAACTCCCGTATATTTTTAAGTGGGTTGGGGTAGCTGATTTCGCCAAGCCGTTCCAGCTCATTGAAAAGAGCGCGAAGGAATGCATGTTCACAGTTAATGGTACCCGGTGAGACCTTTAACGATTTATCACTGGTTTTGTATCCATTTTGTATGAGGCCCTGTAAACGCCTGTCCCGATAATGTGCCCAATCCTTCGAAGTGATAGAGGCAGCAACGGGGTTTCCCATGCCATTGCAAATAATATTGAGTTTGCCGAGTCGGCCTTTTTTGTCACTTAGCGAGCAACCGTGCAGTTTGTACCATAGCTCGATAAGTTCGCTAAGCTTGCGGTTATCCTCTTTCTCAGCCAGCCAGGGTTTAGCCTTCATTTCGTCCTGAGTGTATTGCTCAAAGGCAATGGCTTCAGCTCGGGTCCTGAACTGTCGTCTCACTCGTTTACCATCCCTTCCATTGAGATAGCACTCGCAGAGCCACTTACCTGTATTTAATTTCCTTATTGCCATGCAGCCCCCTTGATAAAAGGGGACTAAATTACTGTATATAAAAACAGTATTCAATGTTTGATTATGGATTTTCAAACATGAAAAAGCCCGCTTAGCGGGCTAAATTAATGCAGCAGGGAAGGTTGCTGTTGGCTGGTGTAGAGTGGCACCTTATTGATTTGCCCCGGCGAGACAATCATTCCAGTCACGGTCTCGTGCGTTTTGAATGTGCAGCTGCAATTAATATTCTGGCACTGGTGATAACGTTCTTTTGTTTCTTTTGAAACATAGCGGCTGCTTTTTGCGTGGGCTGCTGTCTGGCATAAAGGGCAGTGCATCATCATCAATATCCTCAAAAAGGGCAGGGGAGAGCCACTTAGTTTGAATATGCAAATCGTGTTTTGCAAATTACACCCGAATTAAGCCGTTTCCGTTTCACCCTCTGTTTCTGACTGATATTCAATATCTGAAAGCAGCACCTCAAACTCAAGCGTGGTTGTGTATCCGCTGCCGCTCAGGCTGTGCGTAACCTTACTGATAATCCACGGCTGCGCATCGATCACGGATTTAAAGCCGCTCACTCTGACCGGCGTTTCCGGGTACAGATCGGCGCGCCCCATTGCAAGCGTGAGCGAGAACTCAGCGACGCCGCGCTGCAACTTATCCCACTTTGCTTTTGCTGCCCGCATCGCTGCTGCTTTCGTCGCATACACGGTCGTCAGGGTAAAGATGTTGTCTTCTGTCCCCGCCAGATAATCACCCTCTCTGGCCTCCGGTGTTTTGGTCGCGGTAGTCTTTTTATTTTTAGCCGCCGGGTGCTCCAGCGCGCGCAGGTGCTTTTCTTTCGGCTTGCGCTTCACCTTAACTTTTTTGGCCTTAGGGTCTTTCGTATGCAGCCAGCTCGCCGAGACGCCAGTGTATGCGCCACGGTCGGCGATGCTGAAGCTGTGCCGGTCGCCATCCTGCCGTGTGATAGTCATCTGCGGAATTGGCTTGCCGCTGGCGGTGACGCCGTTACCGGGCTTTATAAACAGAAGCCGCCCGGCCTTCACAGCTGCAACCGCGCCGTACAGCGTGGCGAGCCGCGTCAGAAATTTAGCGTCAGTCTCCTGCGTCTGGTCGATGTGAGCCACGGCAATTCCGGCGAATCCATCGGCCAGCATGGGCTTCAAGTTATTGCGCCCGGCTATCTGCGTGACGACTTCCCCCAGGGTTGTGTCGTGATAGGACACCTCCCGGCGGGAATTGAGTGATCCACGGAAATCAGCACTGCGGGCGCGAATGGTCATGGTGTCCGGCGCGCCGTGGTGCTCTACCTCGTCAACGGTGAAATTACCTTTACCGAAAAGGGTCTGGCCTTTCCAGCCGAGAAACAGCGTTATTACCGCACCACGCACCGGCATCGCCAGCTGCCCGTCGGCGTCGTCCAGCTCAATATCCAGCTGGTCAGCCTCAAAGCCGCGATTATCAGTAAGCGTCATCGAGATAAGGCGATCCCGGATATTGGTTGTGACGTCTTTAGAGTTAACCTTCAGCATGAAATCCGGGGTCAGCTGCGCCCCGGCCTGCACCGGCAGGCTGCTTATCCCGATCATCCGGGCAGCCCCCCTGCTGTTGAAATCAGGCGACCGGCCGCCGACTTCACGCCGTCAATTGCTGACGTGAGCTGCCCTGGCAGATTGCCTGAGCCGCTGATAAGCCCGTCAGCCTGCTTTTTCAGATCGCCAAACATGGACGTCAGAGACTCATCAACGCGCTTCAGACTCAGGGTAAACATGATTTTACTGGCCGTCCCGTTGGGGTAAAACTCGCTGAAGGTGTTAGAAATACTCTCGATCACGTACATGCCGTAAATCATGCCGCTGCCGCCAATCAGCGGCCACGCCATTCCCTCGTCGGCCATCAGGCGGACGGTCATCAGCGACAGCGAGCCGCCCGTGATTTCCGGGCGCAGCTCCCCGGATAGCGTGATTTTTTCATCGCCCGGCCCGATAAACTGCGCCGACGGACGCTGCCCGAACCGGCTGTTAGTGGGCCAGCGGTAGTCGATATTCTGCTGCATATCCCCGTAAGGCAGGGTCTGTCGCATAAACGGCATCATGCCGTAAATCATCATCATCGGTTAATCTTCCCAGCCCATTTTGCTGCGGTTCTGCGCCTGCCGGTTGCGCTGCTCTTTAGCCTGATGCTGCGCCATCAGCGCCATTGCGTCGTCTTTGGTCATGCCCTCATGCATGTTAATTTCATACTGATAGGTGTTCTGGCTGCGGTCGGTGAATCCGCCCCCGGCTGACGGTGAGGAAACCGGCCGGTAAGGCGCGCCACCGTAAGCGATGTTGTATTTCAGCCCGTCCGTATCTGCGCCCGCGCCACCTGTCGCAACCGGATCAGGCGACGGCACCTTGTCTTTCAGGCCATCGGATTTCGTGTCGATAATGCCGAGCTTTTCCAGCACCCAGTCAATGCCGCCCATCAGCTGATCGAGCGCGTGCCCCGGAATTTTCAGCGCCTCGGCCAGCATGTTGCCGAACTTCTTACCCATGTCTCCGGCGGCGGCAAGTTCGGTCTGCGTGGATTTCACCGGCTCCAGCAGTTTGCCGAACCAGTCCCACAGCTCTTTAACCTTGCCACCTACCCACTCAAACACCGGTTTCAGCGAACCGAAGGAGTCACTGATCGGCCCCATCGCTGCGGTGAAGCCTTCGGCCATGCCTGTGATAAAGGCGCTGATAGGTTCCCAGTATTTCCGCACCAGTAATGCCCCGGCCACTATTACCGCCGCGATGGCCAGAACCGGCAGCGTGATAGCCCCGAGCGCGGCCGTAATTGCTCCGCCAGCTATGCTGAATGCCGTGCCAAGGAAGCCCGCCCCGGCAATCAGGGTATTTACGCCCGCAATCACCGGCCAGGCAACCAGCCCGATTGCGCCCAGCGCTCCGGCCAGCATCAGCCCGCCCATAACGACTTTAGCGATACCGCCCGCCAGCTCAGGGTTTGCTTTAATCCAGCCATCCACCTTCAGCAGCAGCGCCGCCGTGTCCTGGGTCAGTGTGCGCAGGCTGCCGTCGTTCTGATCAAACAGGTCGGTGCCGATAGCCTCATAAGCAGACTGCAGCTCTTTCAGGTCGCCGCCGAGGTTATCCTGCATGACCTGGACCAGCTCGGCGGTTTTGCCATCAGAGGCTTTAAACGTGGCGGTCAGCTGATCGAGCTTGCCGGTTGAGGCTGCGGTCATCAGCACGGCCGCCGATGAGCTGGCCTCCTCGCCGAAAATGGTTTTCATGTACTCGGCGCGCTGGCCCGTTCCCAGCTTGTTACGATCAAAGCTCGCCTGCATTTCTTTCAGGATGGTGAAGATCGGGCGGGTATTTCCTTTGCCGTCTGCCGTTTTAATTCCCAGCTCTTTGATGGCCTTGAATGATTCGCCGGTCGGTGCCTGCAGCCTGCTCAGCACGGCGCGGCCTCCCGTACCGGCCATTGAGCCGGTTATTTTGGCATCGTGTAAAGCGCCGACCATTGCCGCCGCCTGCTCGATGCTGACGCCCGCGTTTTTCGCCACCGGGGCGACGTAGGTCAGCGCGTCGCTAAGCCCGTCAAAGTCAGCGGCCGTTTTATTCATGGTCATCGACAGCACGTCGCCGATGTGTGCCACCTTATCGTTTGAAAGCTGGAAGGCTGATTTCATCCCCATCAGCAGCCCGGCGTTTTCCTCCATCGTGCGCTTGTTTGCCAGCGCCATGTTGAGCGTAACCGGCGTAACGGCCTGTACGGCAGCGGCAT